GACCGGCTGATTTGGAGGATAATGCAGGCGCCAACCCCCTGAGATGAAGAGCAATTCTGTGATCCACTCCAGTTAACCCCGCGGAGATTCACGATGTTCAAGTTCAAGCCCGCTCACCGGCACGCCACCAACGAACTGCCGAAGCCCGGCCAGCGGGTGCCGACGTTGCAGGTTGTCTCGGACAGCCTCGCGCTTGGCGTGACCGCAAAAGATGTCTCGCTATCGGCCTTCGAGACGACGCTCGTGTCAGCGACCGCCGGTGCTGAGTACAACTTGCCTGACGGCGAGTATGTCGGCCAGCGCAAGCGGCTGGTCGCCGATGTCTCGGGCTCTGGCACAGCGGTTGCCTCAACCGCGGCCAAGGCCAAGCTCGGCCGCAGCCTTCTTTCCGGCCAGACCCCCGAGAGTGTGACCGGTCTCGTTCTTGATGCGGATGGCGAGCACGTCCTCATCGAGTGGACCGGCGCTAAGTGGAACGTTCTCTACACTACCGGCACTATAACGGCCTCATAGACCATGGCGGCCTGGGGCACTCAGGTAGAGCGTGCTGGAAGGCGCCCTCCGGGGCGCCTTCTTGCATCTGCCGTAGTATCTCGATCACCTAATCTTCAGCGCTCCAACCCCATTACTTGGTGCATATTTGCAACAACAGGGGCTCATCTCGAGAAAAACAGTATTTGTGTTAATTTTCTTGGTTGACGCTTCGGCCAACTCACCGTATAGCGACACTATCCTGGGCGCGTTGCGTCCGGGTCATCATGATTGGGTGTTGCCTCACCTGGCCGTGATGCCCTCCTTGGGCGTTTCCTCCCTAGACTTGGGCCGTTCGACGCACACGGACGGTCCTTTTTTCTCGGGAGAGCTGCTAGTACCCCCGGTGCTCGCAACGCCCCCCAACCGGCCTGGTTGCCGGATCTTTGGGCGCGAGACCGAGCAAGACGGCGAGTTATAGGGTTCGCAAATTATGTGTCGCACACATAGTTCGCTTCACCAGCTCGGCCTGGAGTAGGGGGAAGATCCACTCCGGCCCTGTCGCCTCGAGCCCTTGCGTTGTACGCAGGGGCGCCTCTCGAAGACCCTTCGAGAAAGAGAGGCGATGGGGCCCGAGTCGCCGCTCGAATGCGGATCTGTCGGGCCACTCACGGCTCTCGAACCATCGACTGCAACGGGCCCGTCGCCTCTCGGAGAGAGCGCGCGGCCAGCGCCGGCTTTCCGGCAATCATGCGCGGTCGCGTGTTTGGGTCCCCGTGAGGCTCGCCCGAGAGCTCGAACGAGAGTTCGTGTTGGCGGCTTCTTGCTCGGCGCGCCGCATCTTGGCGACGATGTTGAGCAGGCTGCGGTGATCGCCCGGAGACCCCGAGGCGAACACTACGGTCCGGATACCACACTTGGTGAGCTTGTAGTGATTGCCGGCCGTCACGGAGATCGCCCAACCTCGCTCTTCGGCGATGTCGGCTAGGTCTCTTCGGTAGTTGCCAGGCCTCATGGGTCCCTCCCTGGGTTGTGAGCTCAAACTCTCGTGACGCTATACCGTCAGGCCATAACTCTTCCGCGCTCGGCCTGAGCTTGAAGCCAGTTCAGTGTGAACCTCTCCTTGTCGAGGCACATCAGCAGGCTCTCATGGACGCCTCGGTCGTAGAGAGCGGGCTGCTCCTCGGCTTTGGTGCGCATCACCTTGGTCGCCACCAGCAAGCGGGCGAGTAGCTCCTTGGTATTGGCGATCGCAACGCCCGGACTGACAAGGAAATGAGCGGCCGGATCGAGCAGCTCGACCTCGAGCCCGCGCATATCCATCCAGTGGCGCTCAGCGATGTCGGTGCGCTTGTAGGTGCCTAAGTAAGCGCGCAGCTCCGCCTCTGCGGAGTGGAAGGCTTTCACGTCCATCACCACGCCCTAAGTGTCTAGCGTCATTAGCTAATTGTCCCCGGAATCATAGTCCAGTTTCACTTGACCCGCAAGTGAAGACGCCCCGCTTCCCGCGATGGTGGCGGGGCTTTCCACAGTCGACACCGGCCTTTCGAGGTCGGGTCGACGCCGCCGAGCGCGAGGCTCGTGTCGGCTCAATGCCCTGGCGCGATGCCGTGGGCGTCAACGTCCGAGCGCGACGCTCGGTGCATGAGGTAAAGCAATGCCCTTCGACTTCCCGATTACCGTCGAGGACCTCGAGCAGGTCCCCGAGGAATTCCGCTCCCTCTACGTGCCCGAGGAAGGCAAGGACAGCGCGATGCTGCTCCCCGACCTCAAGAAGCGCTTCGAGGGCGGAGCGAGCCTGCACAAGGCCCTGGAGGCCGAGCGCAAGAAAGCTGCGGCTGCAGAAAAGGCCCTCAAGGCCTGGAAAGATGCAGCCGGCGTCGAAGCCCCCGAATCGCTCGCTGAGCGCTTCGAGTCGCTTGAAGCCGAGCATGCTGCCGCGCTGGAGGAGGCCCGCAAAGAGGCGGGTACGTCCGGCAAGAGCAGCGACGAAGCCGTCGAGCGACGGGTTCAGCAGGTGCGCGAGGAGAAAGACCGCGAGTGGGGAAAGAAACTCACTGCCGAGGTCGAGAAGGCCAAAAAGGCCGAAGAGGCGAAGTCCAATATGTTCCGCTCGCTTGAGCGGTACATGAAGGAAAACGCCGCGATGCAGGCGATCTCCGTCAACAAAGGGCGGCCTCACCTGCTCAAGCGCATCGTGATGGATCACCTCAAGATCGTCGAAGACAACGACAAGTACGAGCTGCGTGTCGTCGATGAGGACGGGGATGATCGTTACGACGGCGAAGGGAAGCCGATGAGCGTCGAAAACCTCGTCGCCACCATGCGCCAGTCCGAGGAATACGGTCCAGCATTCGAGGGCGATGGTGCCACCGGATCTGGCTCCCGCACTCCCGCCGGGGCTGGAGGCAGAAAACCCTCAACCAACCCCTGGTCCAAGGCGACCTGGAACGCAACGGAACAGGCCAAAATCCTGAAGACGCAGCCGCAGCTCGCGGCCCGTCTTGAGGCCGAGGCCAAGAACGAAGCGCGCCGGTAAACCAAGCACCGAGCCTAAAGCTCCGTCCTCAGACAATTCGACCCTCGCCGCTTTCAAGCGTGCGGGGTTTTTGCGTTTGGGGCCGCGCGTGCCGGACCGCAACCAAAAGGCCCCATGAGCCATGACTGAGACTCGTCTTTCAGACGTCATCGTACCCGAGCACTTTAACCAGTATTCGATGCAGCTCACCACTGAGCTGTCTCGTTTCCGTCGGTCCGGCATCGTTGTGGATTTCTCCGCCGAGCTCGGCCAGCATATGGGCGGTACCACCGTCAATATGCCGTACTTCAACGACCTGACCGGTGCGGACGAGGTCGTCGACGATACGCAGGACCTCGGCCTCGACAAGATCACCACGTCGCAGGACGTCGCCGCGAAGCTCTATCGCGCGAAGGCCTTCGGCGCCACTGATCTGGCCGGCGACCTTGCCGGTGCTGACCCCGTCAAGGCGATTGCCACCCGCTTCGCCGAGTATTGGGTCCAGCGCGAGCAGGCGATCCTGCTTGCTGTCTGCCAGGGCGCGATGGGCGCGACCTCGATGGCGGCCAACGTGCTCGACATCTCCTCTCTGACCGGCGGCGCGCAGAACTTCGATCCGTTCTCCTTCATCGACGCCCAGGCGAAGCTTGGCGACCACCAGGACCTCCTGTCCGGCGTGGCCTGCCACTCGCACACCTACACCGCGATGAAGAAAGCGGACCTCATCGAAGAGATCCGTCCCTCCGACGGCGGCGATCCGATCCCGACCTACATGGGTAAGGTTCTGATCGTTGACGACGGCATGCCGCTGTCGGGTGGCACCTATACGACCTTCATCTTCGGCCAGGGTGCGATCGGCTACGTCGCCGCCAGCCCCAAGGTCCCGGTGGAGGTTGGCCGCGAGCCCCTCAAGGGCGGCGGTCAGGACTACATCGTCCAGCGCCGCCAGCTCACCATGCACCCCCGTGGTGTCCGCTGGAGCCCTGGCGCTGGCGTGCCGGCGCTCGCCACCCCGAGCAACCCCGAGCTCGCCACCACGACCAACTGGACTCGGTGCTACGACGCCAAGAACATCCGCATCGTGATGTTCAAGCACAAGCTCGGCTAATCCCACTGACATAGCCGTGGGCGGCGCGCCCAGATGATTGCGCCGCCCACACTCCGACACACACCATTAAAAACAAAGAGCCAAGCCGCATGGATGCCGTTGATGATCTCTTGAGGCGCCGCAACAGCAAGCGTGCCAAACGTCGGCGCGCTGCGATGCGTCGCGACCTCACCAATGTCGCCCGCAGCCGCACCATCTACCTGCGCGCCGTGACGGCGGACTGGGATGCGGCCGACGCTGTTGCGCTGCAGAGCGCTTTTGCCGAGGCTCTGAGCCTGGGTGATGAGGAGCGTGCTGCCGCGCTCGAGGCGTTGTCGTATCTCCCCTCAGATGAGGTGCTCGCGCATGTCGAAGCCGGTGCTGCCACCGCTACCGAAGAGCTCCGACACCAGGCCTCGCCCCAAGCCGAAACGGCTGCCCCTGATCTCGCCGCGGCACCGTTCGACACTGATGAGGACACCGCCACCGACACTCCATCTCCCGTGGTCGATGATCCGGCGCCAGCGCTGACGGCCGACGACGATCTCATCGATCCCGATCAGCCGATCCTTCCCGCCCGCAAAGCTCCGGCTCGCAAGTCGGCCTCCCGCAAGAAGAAATAATCCCTCATGGCCTACGCGACCCGCGAAGACCTCGAGAAGATGTATGGCGTGCAGCTGCTTGCCATCGTCGCCGACCTCACTGAGGACGGCATCACCGAGGACGACGCGGTCTCGGCGGCCCTCGACGAGGCCTCTTCGGAAATCGACGCCTATCTCGCCGTCAAGTTCCAGGTTCCGGTCCTCGGCGCCCCACCCATCCTCACCCAGCTCTGCCGCGACATGGCGATCTATCGCCTGGCGCTTTCCTCGAGCAAACGCACCAACGAGATGCGCGTCCGCTACGAAGACGCGATCAAGATGCTGGAGAAGATGGCGGCCGGCAAGGTCGGCGTGCCGTTTCTCCCGGCTGACCTCGACGGTGACGGCGATATCGACGAAGATGATGTGCGGCCAAGTCCCTACGTGCTCCGCACTGCCCGCCGCTGATCGCTCATCACCATGACGATCACTGTCGAGACGCGCGGCTTCGAGACCGCGATCTTCAAGATCAATCGGTTCGCTGAGTTCTCGCGCAACGATCTGCTCTCCGCCTTGGCCGAGACGGTACGCAAGCAGACCTTGCGTCGCTTCGTTGTCACCAAGACCGCTCCATCCGGCGCCCGCTGGGCACCCCTCAAGAACCCCGGCAAAAACCGCGGCTCGGGCGACATCCTGGTCGACAGCGGCCGGCTTATGGGCTCGATCTCGTCCAAGGTCTCTGGCTCGACTGCTGAGGTCGGGACCAACGTCTTCTACGGCAAGTTCCATCAGTACGGCACGCGCAAGATGGTGGCGCGCCCCTTCCTGGGCATGAATGCCACCGACGTTGCCGAGCTCCGCATCGTCGCCGAACGCTTCATCATGATGGCGACCGGCGCTTTCTGATCCTCTCGCAGGCATCCGGCCCATGAGCTTCCGCGCCTTCCGCGATGCTGTCATCGCCGACATCAAAGCCAACCTGGTCGTCAGTCAAGACGACCCCAAGCGACCGTTCATGCAGGTGGCGCCGTCGCCCAGCCGCATCGACGAGACCTGGCTCAAGCACGTCTCGACCCGCACGCCATCCGTCCATATCGCGTTCGTGGGATCGGCCCAGCGCATCGAGCGCATGCCGACCGCTCAACTCATTGGCCCGTGGGCACTGGTCGCTCATGTGATTGCCGGCGCGCGCGGCGTGATCCCTGCCGAGGCCGTCCTGCTCGACAAGCTCTACGAGCTGGCCTTCTGGCTCGAGGGCCGCAACTTCAGCTTCCCGTGCGCTGGCCCCGCCATGGTCGCCCATATCGAGAACCTCTGGGACATCAAGATCGACGAAGAGGGCTACTCGATCGGCGCCATTGCCTGGCACCAGGACATTGCCTTCGGGACCGATCTTGCGGCTCAGGCCTTTGACGCTGGCGGCCCAATGTTTCCGGTTGATGCGCCCCACGGTGGTCTGCCGCCACCCAATACGCTCTTTGTCAACGGCGACCAGCTCTTTCCTGATCCGGAGGCGTAAGTGAGCTTGCGCCGAGTGCTGGAAGACATCGTTGACGACCTCGTCGAGGCGCGCCGCGAGATCGCCGACCTGCATCGCCGCATGGCCAACGTCATGCTACCGGCGCGCGTCACCCAGACCGATCCCGCCAAGGGCCTGGTCAAAGTGACCTACGCCAATGACGAGGATGGCAATCCCGTCGAGAGTCCGTGGATCCGCTGGGGTCATCGCAACGGCCCCAAGATCAAGGAGTGGTGCCCGCCCGGCGTCGGCGAGCAGGTCCTGATGTACTCGCCCGGCGGCGAGATCTCGACCATGTCGTGGGCGATGCTCGGCGGGTTCCACCAGAACATGCCGAAGAACCACGACAAAGACCACGAGCTCAAGTGGACCGTCGGCGACAAGGTGATGATCCACGTCAAGGAAGACCAGATCCACTTCAAGGTCGGCAACAGCTACGTCGTCATGACCGAGGGCAAGATCGAGACCCGCTCCGATCACATCCTCGATCTCGCCGGTCGTATCGACCACAACGAGGGCTGAGGCTGTGCAGATGACGGGCGAGCTCGAGGCGGCACTCACCGCCTCACTCGGCAACGCAGATCATGCCTGGGTCGTGACCTCGGCACTCGACAGTGAGCACCAGGATTTTGCTGTCGCCGGCGATCCGCCGGCAATGACCGTGAGCACCCGCTATGAGCGCATGTTGCAGCTCAGGAGCGAGCCGCTCAAGATCGTGACCATGGTTGCCCTCAGCCTCGATGGCCCGGGAGGTGACCCGACCTCACTCACCTTCTACTGGTCGGGCAGCAATCTGGTCTCGAGCGACGCTGCTCTGCTGGCTGCGATGGCGGCGTTGCCGCTCACCACCGTGGATGGCGTCATTGCGGCGCTGATCGAGAAGCTCGAGACTGTAACTGAGAGCTGAGATGCCGGGCGCCGCGCGACAGTCAGTGGATTTCGCGGCTGGCGCTCAGATCGGGGTCCACCAATCGTTCTGCTACGTCGAGGACCGTCTCTGGATGGTGCTCGGCGATGTCAACGCCGGTCACGGCTTTCCGCCCCATTCGCCGCCTCCGCCGATGGTGACGGCCTCCAACG